GAGAAGTCTCCATTAGCGTCCCGTACTACAGCCTTACTAGCATCGGAGGTTGAAAAGATAGTCGTGTCCGATAGGTCTACATCAAAGTCAGTGCCAGTCAGAGTGAGACCATCGCCAGCCGTATAGACAGACCCGGCACCGTCTACATAATCAATAACCGCTGCTGTCGTGGGTATGCTGGTGTCATTGTCACTGGAGCTAAGACCTTCAGACTCAGTGACGATTGCCGACCCTGCAAAGTCGGACACAGCAAGGTCAGGGAGCCTAGCAGAAGCCAGAGTGCCAGAGGTAATCTGGGTAGCACCAAGTTGCAGAGCATCCTGATGGGCAGTAACATCACCTTCCGTAACCGTATAGTCGGTTATGTAACCAGCACCGTTAGTGAGCTGATTGTTGTTAGTGGGTACAGTGGGAATATCGGAGGTAAGGGCTAAAGTGCCAGTACCACTAGGAATGGTGTGAGTGTTCAGGCCACCAACAGAAATGCTGTTAGTTGTGGTATTGCCTCGCCCCGTAACACTGTCAAGGGTCTCAGACGCACCGCTAATAGTTGTAAAGCTAAAAGTGCCATCTCCATCGGAGATAAGAGCCTGACCTAGGGTCGAAGTGCTGTCTACATCTCCAAGGTCAGCTAGGTTGTTAGCCCCGCTACCTGCGGTTCCTTGAGGGCCTTGTGGTCCAATCTCCCCTTGAGGGCCTTGGTCGCCTTTAGCAAGAATAGATACCTGCGAGTTGGTATCGGTGATTATCAGTTCATATTTAGCCATCGTTACCTCGTCACGTCCCGAACAATTTCGATATTGAATGTCTCAGAAGAAGTGGTGTCACCATCAGCCTCTACAAACTGTACGTCACAAACAGCTACACGAAGAGGCCAATCGGAAGTTTCAGTCGCTGTGGCAGTGATCTTAAACACACCATTTGTCGGGTCAGTCTTAGTAATGGTAAAGCTACCATTGAAGTTGCTGTCAGTAATGAGGGTGTCGGTAGAGTCCCTAAGCTGACTTGTAATCGTAAAACTCGTAATATCTATGGCAACAGCATCTTTAACAAGCCTGCACTCAAGCTCTAGTGTGTCACCCTTCTTATGAGTGATGGTTGTCATTTATTTATTCCCACTTAACTGCTGGTGTAATAAGAAACAGCAAAGGTGACTGTTGTATTTGCTGTAAAGTTGTTAGTTCTTATAGCAACAAGCTCGTTACTGCTGTTTAAGTAGTATAATTTAATGCCCCCACTGGTAGTCCCACAGACAACAGGATCATTAACATTTGTTCCAGTAAAGTTGTTGCTCTGACTAATGGACCCCGAAGAGTCGGGAGAAGTGTCAGGAATGTAAGGAAGATTCGTGATAGGAGTCGTGGTGTTGGTTTGGTTGCTAATAGTGTTAACCGTTATCTGGCCTTGTACGTGGACCAGCTTCCCTATCTTAACGTAAGTCCCCTCTTGTGTGGTATAAGTAACAGTTGCACCATTCAAAGAAGGGGTCCATGTGCCATCGGCGTAATCCGAGAGACCAGATGTATCTGAAGCACCTCCACTAGAAGCGTCTTGAGGAACCCACTCACCACTACCAGTATCATCCCATGTAAGGACTTGACCACCACTCGCAGCCGTAGTCGAAACGTCGGAATGACTGCCTAACGTGTGAGCCGAAGGAGCAAACGTGAGAGGAGTATTTGCTAGACTGCCGTATTCTCCGTCAAAAGCAGCAGAAGTTGATACCCCAGTAACATGGCCAAAATCGTCAAAAGTAAGTCCGTCTACAAACGTATTTGTTGACGCCGACACGTTAGCCTGACTAGAGGTGTCGTCGTGAGAGATAGTGCCTGAAGCCGTAATAGGACCGCCCGTAAGGCCAGAACCAGTGGACACCTGAGTGACTGTTCCGGTTCCTGTGCCGTCTGCCCCACGAAGGTCTCCGGTGTCGAAAGTGGAAGAGTCAGAGTATGTAAACGTAACTACGCCGTTAGAAGCGTTGTAGCTAGTGTTTGTTACTCCTACACCTGCGGAACCCTGTGGAATACCGAAGGCAAACACTGCGTCTGTGGTATCCCCAGTATTAGTAACAGTAGCACTGCTACCTGCGCTAAGGGTTGTTGTGGCACCTACGTCCACCGTAGTTGGTCCAGCAGGGCCTTGGACACCCTGAACGCCTTGTTCTCCTTGAGGGCCTTGAGGGCCAGCACCAGACAAGACCCCTAAAGTTACGCCTTGAGTGCCTGTGAGAACATCTTTGGTTTCCGTACCAGTGAGATTTAATTTAGTGACTGTCCCCGTAAGGTTGAACTTAGCCATATTAATCCCTTGTAATATCTTCTAGCACGTTAATAAAGAAAGTATCGGAGGATACTACTACAGGAGGAGAAGAATTGTCACTAAACTCTACGTCTACCTCAAGACGACCCAAGGGCCAAGCTGTAGTCGCCAGTTGCCCTGCCGGGGGAGACGATGCAGAGCGCACCAACTTAAATTGCCCCGCAGCAGCGTTAGTTATATCTACGCCATTAGTTGTCTGTGCCTCAGTCCACTCAACTTGCTCTGTGCCAGAGGAGTCCCTAGCCATAGCTCGTACAGTGTAGTTGGTAAGGTCCACAGCGGAACCAGAGTTATCAGTCAGAGTGAAGCTAATCTCGAAAGTGTCGCCTCGTTTGTGGTCAATACTCGCCATTATATCACCTCTACAGCGTCAAAGGAAATGCCATAGACGCTCGAATTGTTTATAGACCAAGAAGTCATCGGGGAACTAAGTCGGAAGACGCCCTTGGCAGATTGATGAACTACAGAAGTACCCGGAGCTACAAAGGTCCGTAGGGCAGGCCAAATATCTACACTAGCCGTTCCATCAGACGCCAAAGTAGTGTCCGTCAAAACCTTGTGCAAAGTTTGAGTAACACCCGAGCCAATCTGAATATAGTCCCCCGCCCGTAGGAAATTGGTAACAGCAGCTCCCCCACTATTGACGATAGGAAGAGTCTCGTCACCAACATAAGAGGAGGTGCTGACCGTGACAGTATCAGAACCAGTAGCAGCACCACTAGGCGTAGCCATGTTAGGGTCTCCCAGATAGAAAGTGCCGACAGGCCCCTTGAGGGAAATAAGGAAGGCAATCCACGCCTCAGCAAGGTCTTTGCGTACAGGAGGGATGCTTACCGATGCCTCCCAACGCTGACCCTGATGCTGGACTACCTGTTGCTTGTAGGTAAAAGGAGACTGGCTTACACCAACTACGTTGTTAGCTCGTAGCTCAATCTCACCGATACCGATTGTAGTGGGAAGGGATAAGGGGTAGGTAATAGCCATTAGCCAAAGGCCCTTCGCATCTGACCGCCTCGTTGACGGGAATTAATAATCTTCGCCTCAGTCATCTGGGCGATCTTAGGTGCAGCTTGTGCAATAATCTTCTTAACAGACTCATCACCGTTAGCAGAGAAGTTGAAGGTCTGGTGTACTGTTACGTTGCCACCGCCTTCTACACCCAGCTTACCATCAGAGCCTCGCTTCAGTGGCATGATAGCCTCTGGACCAGCCTCACCCATGAGACCAGTGCGACCACCGGACATACCAAACATAGTAGGAGAGCCTACGATACCACCGTTAGCGAATGGGATGACGTTGCCTGCATTAAAGGCACCACCTTTGGCGTAGTGGGGGAGGGAAGGAGCCCCTCCTCCAAACAACCCACCTATCATAGAGGTTATGCTAAAGCCTCCTCCACCACCTCGTTGACCGGGAACTGGCATGCCACCCATGATGGCACCAGAGATAGACCTAGTAAGACTATCAATAAGTGGTTGCCAGATAAGTATGTCCATAATCTGCTGGATAATATTAAGAGCCATATCTCGGAATGCTTCAGAAGCAGTCTTAGTGCCGTTTACAATGCTTTTGAGTGCGCCTACAGTCTCGTTAGCCAGCACACCGGCAATATCAGCGGCCTTTTTCTGGACCTTGTTGTACTCTTCCCACTGTTTTTTCAGGACTACGTTACTATCTTTAAGCTGTTCTTCCGCCTCTTTTTGCTCAAGAGTTTTCTGTATGTATGCCTCTTTAGCGGCTATGATGGCGTCATACTGAGCCTGTTGTTCGGCACTTAACTCAGAGCGAGTTGTCCCAAGTTTGGTCTCTAGGTCGTAGATAAACTGAGTAAGCTCTGCCTCTTCTTTCGCAAGAGACAGAAGTTTAGTGTCCAGAGTAACCTGTTTTTCAGTCGTACTTAAGACTTCATCTATTTTCTGGGACGCTTTAAGGGCTTCTTCGGCCTCTTTTTGTTCTTGTATCTTTGCTATATTCTGCCTGCGCAACTCAAGGATCGACTGGAATTGAGCTTCTTGCTGAGCATTAAAGTTCCTGCGGTCTTCTCCAAAGGCTTTTTCTAACTCATACTCGGTCTTTACTAGATTTGACTCTTCCTGAGAGAGACCAATAAGGCTTCTGCGCATAAGAGCCTCAGTCTCAAGCGAGGCTAACTTCTCATTAATACGCTGCTGAAGAAGTTCTTCATCAGTCATCTGCTCTTCGACCTGAGCCTTTTTGACCTTCTGAAGCTCTGCTATAGCCTCTTGCTCAGTCATGTAGCCTTGCAGCCTCTTGAGCAAGGCGGCTTCATACTCGCCCATGTACTTCTGTAGCTGCATGGGGTTCATACCCTGAGATGCTACAGCACGCTCTGCTGCTACTACTTGAGCAATCTGCTGCTCCATGCTTACTTGGCTACCAGCCAAACCAGCACCCATACCACCCTGCATTAGTTCCAGCTTACGGGTAGATGCAGCAAACTTTTGTTCTAAGTTTTGAGCAAGACGGTCTCTGGCCTGTTCGAGCTTGAGGATAGCTTCTAGATGTGCTTTTTGTGCCTCTAATTCGTTAGTAACCTCTTCGTTGGTCTCAACTAACTCCTCGTTTAACTGCTGTTGTCTTTCATATACTGCAGTATATGCGTCAACAAGGCCAGTTAATTGTTTTGGAGTTAGTTGGTCTTCAAACTCTTCGATAAGACTCCCAATGTCTCCTAACCTTTGATCTAACTCTTTCATATCATTAAAATTAAGAGGCTTGTTAATAGCATCTATCAATCTTACCATCTCAACACGAGCTTCAAAAGCGCCTGTGGCAACAATAGATAAAGCCTTACTTGAGTCTAGCATCCCGCCAATACCTAGCAGGTTCATGGGGTCAAAAAAGCCCCTTTCTGTATTGGGAGAAAGCTCTTCTCTAAGCTTTTTCAACTGGTCTGTTGTTTCTTTGACAGCAGTGTTGTACTTCTTCCTTAAGACAACTTCTGCAAATCTTTCAGCTCCGGGGCCTACTGTACCTTGCAAAGCACCGTTAAATGCGGTTGTAGCTGATGTAAGGTCTTCTATAGCAGTTTTTGCTTCGTCTGAAGCCTCTGCAAAAGACTTGAAAAGGTCTGTACCTTCCAGCAAAGCCCTTGCCAGCATGGAACCAAGCACAAGACCTACACCAGTTACAGCACCAGCAAGACCCGGAAGGAGACCAGCTAACTGCGCCCCTTGCTGTGAGAAAGCAACAAGTACGTTCTGACCCGACTGGACCTGTACGAAGAAGTCACCAAACTGGTAACCAGCGTTTTGGATGGTAGCATTCATACGGTTGGTGTTCTTACGAATACCAGTCATAGATGCTGTAGCAAGGTCAATTTGCTTCTGAGTGTAGCCGTACTGCTTACCCAGAGCTTGAACTTGTGCGATAGCTTGTTTGTTGGTGATTACATTAAGGCGCATCGCCTCGTTGACTTGTCTTATCGCCCTCTGAAACTCCTTCTCTTTTGCAAGAAGGGGCTTTAGTTCCTTTTCTAGCCTGTCATTGGCAGCAGTCAACTCGTTGGTGTACTGAGTAGCCTTAACTACATCAGACGAGTCAACTGTAATCTTAATTAGGTCAGCCATTCATAACCCTCATGTAAACTAAGTCAAGCCGCTTCACTGCTTCTACGTCTCTGGCAGATAGGGGCGTCTGAGTTAGTTCCTTCCATGCTTTGATTTCTTGGTATGTTATCGGGTTAGGGCCACTGAAGCCTGATGTCCTTGCAGACGATAAAGAGAAAAAGGCAGACCAGAGATACTCTAGGGAAATAGGGAAGTCGGGGCCTTCTAATTCCTTTGGAGTACGTCCTGTCTGCCTTTCTACTTGCTCTAAGTGTTCTAGTTTTGTTGCGCCGTCTTGACTCTTGGATAGGTCGAAGCTCCATTCAGCATACTCGACCAGTTCGTCAATTAGGCTTGCGTAAAATCCAGAGTGTCGTTAATCGCCTCTTCAAGCTGGTCTTTAATCCAGAAATACTCGGTGTAGATTTCCTTAGCCTTGGCTACAGAGAGCTTAGGGCTTTCACCATCATAAGTGATGTCCCATTCCTTTGTAGCCTTAGCCAGTACGTCGATAGACGACTTCTCTAGGTCAGCAGCAGAGATTTGTACTTTCTTGCTCTTCTGCATCTGTGCTAGTCGCTTATCGGTCTGCTCATGCACCAGCTTCTTGTACTCCTTGGAGTGTGGTGCATGGAGAGTGATACTCATCTCACGCTTCTTAGTGCCTTCGTTCATCAGAGGCTCTAGGGTATTTGGATGTACCAGAATAACTTCGATTGTGTCGGAAGTTGGGGTAAGGTTCTTCAAGTCCATTGTCGGGTTCCTTTGGGTTAATTCGGGTTACTAAATGAATGAGAGAGGGAGCCACCCGACAAGCTCACCTCTCTCCCCTCGGCCAAGGGATTCTTATACAGTGCTTGTGGTGATCTTCAGATTGGTTTCGAGGCCAACTGCATCGTCGTACAGAGCCACAAACGGAAGAGTAACAATACGGGAAGTTGGGCCATCAACAGGAATGTCCGCACCGTTGAACTTCACCCGTGGGAAAAGGAAGGTCATTACGTTGTCACCAGCAGTAGTACCTTCGGCAACAGAAACCTGAATAGCACTCTCGGTCTCATCAAGAAAACGGTTGACCAGAGACAAGTCTTCAAAGTATGCGGTGATAGTACCTTCAATCTCCGCACGGCCAAACTCAAGCTGTGGGGCAGAATCGCTGCCTACAACAAACGTAGGTGCAAAAGAGTTGGTAACAGTAAAGTCTACACTGGTCACGGTAGAAAGTGCCGAAGCTCCGCCGATACCGTCTACATCAGCAACCAGAAGGCTACCAGAATAAGCATCAAACGGCTCGCCTACACCAGCAGCAGCTACAGTCTTCTCTGTACCAGAGATAGTCATGTCTTTGCCAACCATGCCAAAGGTAGCGGATACCATTTGGTTAGGAGCCATAGAAACGCTCATAGTGGACACAGTACAGCCCGTAAACAAACGTGCTTGGTCGATGTCCTCAGCATAGTCTTCCAGAGTCAAGAATTTAGGTGTTGTGCCTACCGTCAGTACGTTAGTGCTGAACGTAGACAACATAGCCGACTCAAGAAGATCATCGTAAGCAGAGTCACGAAGGTCTACAGTGATGTCACCAGCTACAGAACGGTTGCCATGACGGTCAACCCGTGGCATACGGTCAGGCTGGATTTCGTTACCAGCTACACGTTCTTTGGACAGGTTGAGAGAGTGGGTATTGAATGGTAGGTTAGTGTAAGAACTAGCCGCAGACCCGAAAGTGCTTTCAACACCGAAAGCCAAACGAGAACGAGAACCTTGTGCGAAAGCCATTTGCTTCCTCCTTAGTTATAAATGTAGAACCCGATGTTTACCGGGACATAATAGAACGGAGTGTCTAACCCGCCACCTTCTCGTTCGGCATAGTCGATAGACACAACGATGCTGTCTCCACTACTGTTAATGAAGGAAGCATCGGTAGTTGCTTCAAAGGCGTCTAACACCTTGTCAGCCAACTCATCAGCAGCACCGGGACCAGTACCCTCTGGTGCGTAGCACACCACGGTGAATACACCGTTGTAGCGTTGCTGTGGGTTTAAGCCTCTTACAGCGGGTCTGCGAGATTGAGGCACAAAGAAGGTCTCAACGTAGGAAGTACCATTCTTTCTGTCGTAGCTAGAGTTCTCGTAGGAAATAGAGGGTAGGCCAGACACAGCTTTCAGCTTAGTCTCTAGGGCTGCACGAATGTCTCTGTATATACTAGCCATGCTTACCTACCATGTTGCCGGATAACTTTATCTACTACTTGGTGCTTAGGGTTGTTATCAACTTCTTTAGCGTGAGGCGAACGGTTGATGAAGTAATAGTTGTCAGCTTGGATGCCGATGCCTTCTTTAACAGGACCACCGGGGCTACCCACTTCAACAGTCTTCTTGATGTCGTTTACCAAGTTATTAAGGGCTTTGCCTCGCTCGGACCCCTTATCTCGGCCTGTAGGCTTACCCAGAGAGGACTTACTACGGCCCCCACCAAGGTTGTCCTTGAAGGACCAAGAGTTGACGAATGCACCTGTATCTACAGGAGAGGCCAGAACAACAGTCCTAGCCACGTCAGTCATCTTGCGCTCTACAGCGTCTTCAACCATCTGATCGATCTCTGCCAGCTTCTTCTTAAGAGCAGGGGAGACCTTTATCTTAGGGACTGCCATTATTCAAACACCTCACAGAGGTAACAGACGGGCTGACCATTGCTACGAATAGTCCTAACGGTCTGAATATTGACCGGATCACCATAGCCTAGAATTTGGTCTTCATCATCAGGGGTAACTGACAGACCTTTAGCAGCTATGACGCAAACCCGACTGCCCTTCCTAGTCTTATTGAGGTCAAATGTCCCCTCTGCTAGGTTATAGAAATATCCCGTGAAGGAATAGTCCAGAGTCTCACTCCCAGATACAGTACCGGAAGAAGTGTCGTAGGAGCCTGTTTTGGTGACTTTGCGGAGTGTAAGGGGTTCGCCAAAGTCTTGGACCAACCTCAGAACGTCACTAGCATTAAAAGACATGGACTATTCCTCACTCGTAATCCGCAGAACCATCGTAGTTTGGTGGGTTGCGGAAACGATCCCGGCGGAAAGATGGGGTAACACGATCTGTGTCTTGCCTTACCACAGAGATAGCTGCCTTACTGAGGCCCCCAGCTTTGACGCCGAGACCCGATTGTTTCTTGGACTCAGCCTCAAGATTTTTGCAAGGGCCAGATAATGG